GTGAAAGTAGTCAGATGATATCTAACTCTCTTTTCCGTATACAGGATTATATCCTGTCCCGGAAAGTTGAAGTTATCTACCATTACTGACTCTTTTACAGGGAACTTAGATCGTTTGAACGAGGTGAGATCGTGACTCTTAACATATAGTAAAGAGTTCGTATCTATATTTCGTTCTGATTTTCAGTTCCGGGCTAGTTTGGGGTTGGAGCGTATCCAAAAAAGTTCTCCATCTAATAAGATTTCCTGAAAGGGATTTCTTACTGATGCGAAATCTTGATTGAATAAGCCCCAGCTAGGACATTTTGCCATGTATGGACAGTTTGGTCTTTACTTTGATTGATTTACATTAATCAAAAGTCAAGACGCAAGCCTCCCTACACCAGACGGTTACAAAAGTAACAATCTGGGGCAACTTGCCCTAAAGGAAGAAGCAGCAGGAAAGGTTCGAGTTTTTGCAATGGTTGATATATGGACTCAGTCCGTATTGAAACCATTACATCAATGATTATTTGATTTGTTCCGATCATTACCCAATGACGGAACTCATAATCAAGATGTAGCATGAACTCGAGCCATGGATAAATCCCAAAAAGCAAATTGTGCTTATTGCTTTGACTTATCTGCAGCTACTGACCGTTTACCGGTTAGTTTGCAGGTAAGTATATTGGACTCCTTATTCGGTTCTTTAGAACCTTATGAGGAAGTTCCGTATACTTTTGGTCAAGCTTGAGCAAATCTGTTAGTTGATCGCGATTACGTATTGCCAGCTTCTCATCTTAATGATAAGGAGCAAGTTCTACGTTATTCTGTCGGTCAACCAATGGGGGCTTTATCATCTTGAGCAATGTTGAACTTGTGTCATCATCTCTTACTTCAAATGTTATGTTTTAATACATACCACAAGAAGATATGATATGATTGTTACGAAGTTCTTGGAGACGATATTGTTATATTCGACCCAAAAATCGCCGATCAGTATTTTCAACTGATGGAAGGTGATTTAGGGGTTGGATGTAACAAATCTAAGTCTCTCATTGCAAAGGATCGTCCAGTCGTTGAGTTTGCCAAAAGAGTTTCAATTGGTCCTGAAGAGGTTTCACCCTTTTCTTGACGTCAATTTCGCTCTCTTGACACTCTCATGGGGAGAGCTGCTATTGCGGGTGATTTATTAACCCGTAAATGCAAATCTCACCCTGGACGAGTACTTAAGGCCTTGACTGGAGCTCAGTTTACGAACATTTCCACCTACCAGTATACATTAATAAGCTTAGCTTCATTAATGGTTGCTAGAGGTGTAATCTCCTTTAACC